CGAGAAGCAGCGTTAATGCTGTTCTCAATCAAAGCATCATCCAAAGTATCTGTGACCCTGAGTGCCGCCTTCACATCCGCTAAAGTGCAATAGCCGTTAGTTATAGCCAAAATAAACTCCTAAAGTCAATCTCTAGTTTACCGCTACCGCTTAGATAAGTCGTTGAGTCCAAGTCTTAGGTGTCAAATCAGAATCAATCTCAATCGGCAAATGATATTCAAAAGACTTCACCCTAGGTCTAATCCAATCCACCAAATCCTGCAACCCCTGATCTAATGTGACAGTTGTTTCATACCCTAAAAGTTGTCTAGCCTTATCCGAACTACATAAAGCGACAGCGACCTCCTGTGGCCTGCCAGGCATAAAAATAGGCTTAAGTTCAAACTCAATAATTTCTGCAAGCCTCTCAGCTAATTCCAGAATCGTGATAGGAGACTCATCAGGGCCAATATTGATTACTTGCTCTACCGCTTCAGGTGACTCACAAGCAGTCAAAATAGGGGCAATAACATCCTGAATAAAACTAAAACATCTCTGCTGACTACCATCACCATAAATAATTGGCTGCTTACCCTGCAACATCCTGTTAGCCATAATGCTCGCAACATTTCTAAACGGATCATCAAACTTCTGTCTAGCCCCAACAATGTTATGAGGAACAAGAATAATTAACTCAACATCATGCACTTCAGCAAGATTAGACAACAGTCTCTCAGCTGACAACTTAGCAATCCCATAAGGATCTTGCGGTTTAGGTGTCAAAGACTCATCAAACACCTGCCCTAAATTATCCCCGTAACGAGCCATAGAAGACATGTAAACAAACTTTGGAACATTAGCCCGAATACTCGCTGTCATAGCGTTCACGCTTATCTGAACAGTGTTACGCACTACAAGGCTAGGACTGAATACACTCAAACCTTCATAAGCGGTGCAAGCAGAATGAATAACCAAATCAGCCCCAACAAAAACAGGCGTGATAGCTTCCAAATCATCTAAATCAAGATTATGAAAATCAACACCTTCAGGAACATTCTCTAAACTCCCACCAAGCAGATTATCTATCCCACGAACCTGCCAACCCTTAGCCAAATAAGCGTCAGCAACATGCGAACCAAGAAAACCTGCAACACCTGTAACAACAACTAATCCCAAGAGTTCACACGCCTAATCTGCAAATCCCAGCGACCTTCATCAAACCTGCCAGCATCAACCTTGCTCTCAAAATACTTTTGATTATTAGCAAAAGTAACCTGATTACGCTCACTCAACTTCACATCACTATTGATAGTCGAACTATTGTCATGCCCTAACTGCAAAGGCAAACGATCTACCCGCAAACCAGCCTGAGCAATCCTGTGCTCATAATCATTATCTTCAAAATAGATTGGATGAAGACTCTCATCAAACAAACCAATAGTCTTGACTATTTCTTCACCGACAACAAAAGTCTGATAGTGAGGAAACTTAGTGCACAAAGTTAGAGCATCAGTTTTAGCAGTGTCAAGCAAAGTCAAATCACCTGGTCTAAACCAGCAGTCAGCCGAACTAATAAACCAACGCGACTCAAAAGGCAACATCTTAATACCCAAATTCCATGAGCTTGCAACACCTAAATTAGAAGGCATATCAACCCAGTGCATCTTGACTAGCGGATTAGTATGATAAAAGTCTTGTCTAACCCCTGAATTGTTGATTACATAAACTGTCGCTTCAACATCAATGCTCTCAACCATGCGTTGCAACAAATCAAACCTATTGAGAACAGGCACAATTAGTTTCATGAGATAGACAACTTCTTAATAATAGGTTTCCAACCTTCTTGATAAACCTTATCTGCATCATAATTCTTAGCAAAAGCCAAAGTGTCAGGAAACTCTTTACGACCTCGTTGATAAGCCTGCTCAAGCGCATCAGCGATAGCCTGCACATTAGGAACATTAAACCAAGTGTGTTGCCCTGCATCCCAAAGCGGTTGCCCATTCACAAGGAAAGAATCAGGAGAAGCAAGCTCCGCAGAAGCAGCAAAATTAGAAGTAATAATCGGAACACCACAAGCCTGAGCTTCAATCTGTGGCACACCAAAACCTTCACCATAGTTAGTAAACAAGCCGACATCCCAACCAGAATAGATAGCAGCTAAAGTCTCCTGACTAATCCCATACTGATAAGCAATAGGATCAACAAACTTCACCTTCTCCTGTGGAACACCACAGGCAGCAAGAATGTTAGGCAACACAAACCCCGACTGCTTACCATAAGGCTCAGTATGTAGATAAAGCATCACATCATCGTGCTTCTGAGCAAAGATAGCGAAAGCAAGAAAATTCTCTGCCACCGCTTTTCGATGAATAAAGCCACCCGCCTTATTAGCAAAATTCATGCCAACAATAAACTTATCTTCCCCACCACAAAACTCCCGACCCGAAATCCCTTCAGGTAAAAACTCTGTCGGCTTAAAAACATTCGTGTCAATAGCGTGAGGAACATACTCAGATTCAATACCCGCCTGCTCAATCATCGCCTTACCAAACTGACTCATAGCAATCGGAGTAACATTAGGCTTCCTCAACCACTTCAAAACATTCTCAGGGGCAGGCTGATGATCTATTGGAACCCAAGAACCAATCGGTAAAGAATCCAAAGCAGGATTATCGAAAACCCAAACATCATAAAGCGTAATCATAAACGAAGGCAGTTTAGGATTCTCAGCCTTCCAATGCGCGTAATGCAAAGGCATAACATCAGTCGAATATTGATTCATTCCCCTGCTGTAATGAGGGATAAGTCCCGACCCTGTTTCGATAGTAGAGTTCACACCCTCACCACCATAATTAGACAGCATCGCAACCTTATGCCCATCAGCAACTAAACGCTGAATAACTTGTTTCGATTGAGTGCCATAACCAGTCGGCTGATTAAGAGAATTTGAATACCATGCAATAGCAGCTTTAGAAGTCATGCCCTCTAGCCTATAAGAAAAACCCCCCAAACCTTGTGAGTTTGAGGGGCTTTCTAGAGGAGAGTTATTAGCTCGCTCCACCCTTGAACTTCTTGATGTTGGCAGTCTGCACAAGTGCACCGTCAATTCTCCAAGTTGCTCTCCAAGTAGCCAAGTCGTTTCCGAAGGCATAGTCATCAGAGCGGTCAACCTGAAGGCCACCAGCGTTACGAATGTATAGAGACTTTAGATCTCCAACAGCAACAGAGTTAGCACCAACAGCAGGAGATGGCATCGAAGGAGTTTCAATAACCTGAACACCAAGGATAAGGTCACGCTTGTCTTGACCTAGACCAATGTCGAACAAGTAACGGCCGTATGAGTCCTTGAGCTTACGCAATGCTGCAATAGAAGTGCTGTTTGCAAGTAGAGCGAAAGTAGGCTTTGCACGAAGTGCACCATCAAGGCTGTAAACAAGGTCAACAATGTTGTCAGCAGTGAAAGCACCTGACACACCAGTTGAACCAGTCACACCAGTTCCAGCAACAGGTAGGAAACCAGTAGGCTCCACAGTTCCAGTTCCGTTGATTAGCTTGTTACCGATTGCGTTTCCGAAAGCGTTACCAAACTGGTCAGCCAAGAAACCAACAATGTCAACACCTGCATCCAAAACTAGTTCGCGTGAAAGTTGTGCAAGAGCAGAGAACTTGTATGCAGAAAGAGTTGTGAAAGCGTTAAAGGATGGTTCTGAAGTTCCAATTGAAACTCCCTGTCCAACGATTGACGCGGTAGAGAATGTTGACTGTGAAGGAATCTGCAAGTTTTCACCTGAAGAAGTGTTGATTACAGTTGCATAGTCAAGTAGTGGGTTTACTAGGCGAGCAACCTTGATGATTTCCTGATAAAAGGAAGTAGGCACAGGCGCGCCCACGCTAGAGCCAGTGATAGATCTCTGCTCTGCCTTAAACTCGTGACCACGAATCTCACCAGCAATCATCTTACGAAGAATGTCGCCTTCAGTGTCAGTAACAGAAGCACCAGCAAAGTTAACTGCCGCCTTCTGCACTGCTTCAGCAGTCTTAGCTTCACGCT